TTATAGAATTTTATCAATTATACCATAATTCAGAGCATCTTGGGATGACATCCAATTATCTCTATCAGCATCTTGCATAATTTTGTCAACTGATTGACCAGTGTGTTTTGAAATAACATTATACAAGCTTTCTCTAATTTTTATCATCTCTCTCGTATAAATTTCAATATCCGAAGCTTGACCTTGAGTTCCACCTAAAGGCTGATGCATCATAACTCTAGAGTGAGGTAACGCATAACGTTTTCCTTTAGCACCTGCTGTCAAAAGAACTTGACCCATAGAAGCAGCCATACCCACACACATTGTAGATACGTCAGGTTTAATATATTGCATGGTATCATAAATAGCCATACCAGCACTTACGCTGCCACCTGGGGAGTTTATATAAAGATGTATATCTTTGTTTGGATCTTCTGATTGCAAAAACAATAATTGAGCGATTACGATAGATGAAACATCATCGTCAATTGCAGTTCCCAAAAAAATAATTCTCTCCTTGAGCAGTCTAGAAAAGATATCATATGATCGTTCACCTCTTGAACTTTGCTCAATGACATAAGGGATTAAATGCGATTTCATATTTTTATAATAATAGTGGATAATTTCTACTTATAATCTAGTTCTTTATAAACATTTGTTCTACTAATATCGACATTTTTTTATTATTATCCAAATATTTTGTGCTTCTATATTTTATTATTATTAAAATATTTTTTGCATATGTAGTCAGATTCTATTATCTTTGTACACATTTTAATTTAATAACAATTATATCATTAGTAAAAATATAATAAATAATATGAAAGGTTATTACGAAGAAGTCGTTGTTTTAGAAGCATTTAATTCCAAGGACTACAAAGTTTTAGATAAGTCTACTAGAGAAGAAATTGGCTTTATGCTCAGAAGGGCTAACGCAAAAGAAGGTTTCGATCTTCACGCTTATTTTAATTTACCAAAAAATATACAGTTCCCAGAAACCTGTAAAACTCTTATGGAAGGATGGGGTATATTTAATCGAATTTACAATCAGATTTAATCTTCAAAGTTAAATATATCTTTCGAATGTTTTGGATTTCTTTGGTATACTCTAGATTTAAAGAATCTTTCTTTTTCTTTAGGTTTATCTTCTTGTTGAAAAAATGGAATATAGAACTTTCTCGTTTGTACCCAAGTGAAGAAATCTTCTCTATTCTGAGCATCCTGTCCTACAAATACTTCATCGATAGATTCTACAACTGATCCACCTTGTTCAATATAATGGAATCTCATTTTATCACCTTCTACCTTCTCTCCCCATATTATAGATTCCTGATTAAACTTTTCACATAAACTTATCATGAAGTTTTTACCGATATTCGGTATTATTAATGAATTTTCTACATTTCCATATTTTCCCTTAACTTCATGGAATCCATAATTATTATCTCTCAAAATTCCTTTTAATTCTGATTGCATATATTCATTATATTCAGCTGACATTTTTTCACCCATGGGGTTTTCAGCTGTCATTATTCCTACTGTATCTATAGATTCAACTAAACCCTTCATAGTTTGAGCTATTCTAGAGAAGGTCGTTTCATTGACCGCAATGAATTCATGAAAAAGTTTAATTTTTTCCATTTTATAAAATTATTTTTCTAACACTATAAATTTCTACTAAGCAAATTTTAGAACAATCATATATATCTAAAATTGAATCTTAAAATATGTTCAATGTAGTTTCTATAGGCTGGAATAATAGACAAAAGAATTGGACTGTTTATACCGATAAATGTAAAATTAAGTCTACGAAGAAAAACATTGTTCAGATTTTTGTTTCTGGTTATCAAAAAAATATTTATATACATAAAAGTATTTTTGGTTTTTTAAAGATTTACTATAAAACAGATGAAGAGAATTATACATATACAAATATAGACTGGGCAGCTATATCTCTCGATGAATGTATATTCTTCGTTGAAGAAGACCGAGATATTAAAAGAGGTGTTTCTTACTTTTACAGAACTCTTGAACTTTTAGAAGAAAACGAACAATTAAAAGGTAATAAATTTAATAGATTCGTAAATAGATCTGCATTTTCCCACGGCTTCTTTGATTCTATCTTTTAAAAAATATTTGCACAATTCAAATTTTTTTATTATCTTTGTGAAGAGTATATGAATGATATATACTCAATGTTCTTTGATATGGGGGTGTCATTGGTTTCGATTGGCTTTTGACGCACCAAGAAGCAACCCGTGCTGATACTCGGTGGAGCACGTTAATACAACTGGGTAAGCTATAACTGGCACAAACACACATATTTTCAATCATTATCCAATGGTTGAAGTATCTTCGAATCAATACGCAATAGCGGCTTGATTCCAGGTGTTATAATTTGTGGTCGTTCTCATTATATCACCTGTCGCTTATAACGACATATATCATAAGTAGCTTTCGATTTATGATGAACTTTAGAAAGCAAAGTTTCTATCGGCTGCTCTTTGTCTAAATAGAAAACTTATCAATAAAGAGCTATGGTTGTAGTGTTCTAGTAACTTGGAAGTTAAGACAGGGGTTCGATTCCCCTCACCTCCACAATTTTTTTTGTTTTTTTATTTTTGTATTACTTTTTGGATTATTTATGAATTTTGATAGCATGTCATCATATGAACTACTTGAAATGTTTTCTCAGATACAATCACACTCATCATTTAATAGAAAGGCACCAACTTGGACACCAAGACTTTTAAAAATCAAGGAAATATTAGATTATTTTCAAATTGAATATGTAACAAAACATTATGTTGTAAATGGTTTTGAAGATAGATACTTTACAAATTTTTACATTTCGTTTGGAATGGAAAATAAGAACGAAGGTATATTATTTTTAGCCCACCATGATATTAATAATGAAATATCCGAAAACTGTCAGGATAATACATCTTCAGTATGTCACATACTTGAAATGATAAAAACTTTGAAAGATAAATCTCTATCACGACCAGTGCATTTTGCTTTAGTAGATTCAGAAGAACATGTAAATCTTTATTGCTGTGGTAGCCAAGTATTGTCTGAAGATATACATAATGGAGCGTTTGGAAAATTGGATATTTGTATCAATCTGGAACTTACTGGATTAGGGGAACATATTTGGGTAAGTACTTTCGAAAAGTATCCAGATGCATGTGAAAAATATATTAAGATGCTTGATGCACATAAAGTAGCCACACCATTTAACGATGCATATGTTTTAGCTATACATGATGTGCCCTCAATGTGTATAGGTATTTTAGATGATAAGGACATAAAGGTAGCATCTGAAAATACAGGTTATCCACATATTTGGGCTTTATGCCATAGTATGGAAGATACATTTGATAAGATATCAAAAGAAGATATGAATGTATTTCAAAATAAACTTATAAATCTAATTTAATATGAAGCATGCTCTAATTACAGGCGGATTTGGTTTTATAGGAAGTTCCTTTGCTAGATTATTATTGCGTTATGGTGTAAAGGTAACAATTATTGATAATTGCGGTTATGCTTCTGATGAAAGTAGAGTGGACGTAGAACATATAAATTTAACTATTAAAAGAAATAGTATATGTGATTCTGAATCATTTGAAAATTTACCAGAAGATATAGATTCTGTATTTCATTTTGCAGCAGAAACGCATGTGGATAGGTCAATAAAAAATCCAGATGTTTTTTTACACACAAATATTTTAGGAACTCACAAAGTACTAGAGTTTTCTAAAAAAATGAATATTAGGTGCGTATTAGTATCTACTGATGAGGTTTATGGATCGGCTTCTGATGATCAATGTTTTACTGAAACTGATATACTTAACCCAAGTTCTCCATATTCAGCATCAAAAGCATCTTCTGATTTATTAGGAATTTCATACTATAAAACGTTCGGTACAGATATTATTATCACAAGATGTTCTAATAATTATGGTGAATATCAGAATATTGAAAAATTTATACCTCTTTCTATTTATAATATAATAAATGATTTGCCAGTTCCAATTTATGGTGATGGTAATCAAAAAAGAGACTGGATAAATGTAGAAGATCACTGTAGAGGTATTTTATATGCTTTCAATCAAGGTCAATCTGGAGAGGTGTATAACATTGGAACAGGAATAGAAACTACTAACCTAGATCTATTAAAAATGATTGCAAATGAACTTGAAAAGGAACTTAAGTTAGAATTCATTGAAGATAGATTGGGACATGATATTAAATATGCAATCAATTCCTGCAAAATCGAATCACTCGGATGGAAACCATATTATAGCTTAGAGAATGGAATAAAAGACCTTGTATATTGGCATAAGTATAATATGGAATGGTTAGAAGGAAATAGAAATAAAAATGAGAAATGGATAGAAGAACACTATGGAAAATAAATTTATACCTAGACCAATTAAACAACCAAAGGTTGATTTAGATGAAAACAACATAAATCCTATTTTAAAAAAACTTATTCATAATATGAATAGAGAAGGGTTTATGATGGAGGAGCAAGATATATTAAAGAGACTAGAAGAATACAGAAAAAAATTACATAAATAAACATTATTTGCAAAAAGATATATACTATTTACTAAAATAACTCATTAAATATGAATACATTTATTATTAGTTTATCTTTATTAGTTTTAATTTTACTAGCTGGGTATTTCTTCTTCTCAAATCATTCTGATACATTAGAACAAACATCAGAAGATAATGCAGATTCTAATATTAAATCAGTAAATGAAGATACTAAATTAGCTTCAGTAGGTAAAAGATCAAAAGTAAAACCCGTAAAAGAAGTAAAGTCTCTATCTTCTACCAAAAAGGAAGAAAAAACTAAACTAGTTAAAAAAGTAAATCCCAAAACTGCTCCAGCTGAAACTCCTAAAACAAAAAGAGGCAGAAAGAAAAAAAGCTAAGTAAAATAGCCCTGAACTCAGGGCTTTATTTTTTCAAATCATTAAACAAATCATTTACATTACCTAGAATCATATAGATGATACATATGTTGGATTATAATGATTACCATAGATGACTTAGAACGATTGAGTGAAATCGTAAAAATAAAGAAAATCTGCGAAGATTGTAATATTAATTATTCTACTATAATGGCTAAAATTAGTAGAAAAACTGAACTTTCTATTAAAGAAAGTGAATTAATATATACATACCTTCTAGTAAATGGTTTGAAATTCCAAGACACTTCGACAATAAACATAGAAGAATTAAAAAAATCTCAATAATGAAAATAAGTGAATTACGTGAATTCATAAATAAAATACCTAAAGAAATGGATGACTTCCAAATAATTTATAGGAAGTTTGAAGATGATGGTAATGATATAATGCTTTTTGATTATCCATTGATTACCTTTTATGTTGATGAAGAAATGGAAGAATCCATATTTTTAGATGAAGACGGTTGGAACTATTTCAAAACAAACCTTTTATTATCGGACGACGAAGATGAAATTGATGAATAAAATGCAGAATAACACTCAGTGTATAACTGACTATACTGAAAACATTTCTATAATTGTTTGTTTCATATTTTTATTAGGATCTTTGTTATGAAAGACATAATATTTTCAATTATTATTGCGTTAAATCTAGTTTCTAGTTATTTCATTGCAAGTACTTTAATATCATATTGGAAGTATCTTTTACCAAAAAGAAAATATTCATATTTAATTTTATTATTTTTTATTATAATTTTTACTATCTTATTAATAGGAAATATTAAAAATTATTTTTCTTTTTGATATATAGAAGTCTATCTACTGGGAACAAATATTATCTGGAGATATAATTAAAAATAAAAGTTACGTTTGAAATGGTTGCATTAGCAGCATCTGAGTTCTATGAGGATAGAACATCAATAGAAGAATTAGTAAGGGCGGTATCAGATTCAACTTATAGAATAGAGACGATACACAATAATTTTGATACATTATTAAATCAAATATATGATAATATGATTGAAAGGGATAAAAACTATGTTTATGTCCTCTCCCAGAAGTTTAAAAATCAAGTAGAAAAACTCCCCGATTATAGAGATCTTTATACAATTTTAGTTGAAATAGATCCCCAAACCTCCAAAATTAAAACTACTCAAGATTCCTCTACATTAATTGAGATATGTGAGGAACATAAAGTAATATTTGAAGAATACCTAAACATTCAAAAATTACTTATAAATCTATATCAAAATTAAGAAGTCATTTAGATCAATTTTAATTTCTTAAATCTAAATTATTTAGATATATAGGTAATAAATTAATTTGATTGCTTTATGACACTCGATGAACTCGTAGAACTTACCCAGGATGAACTAACTGTATCTAGTGGTTTGCCAAATTCAATATCTCCAAGAGAAATAGAGCGTATTATCAAAAATGCAGAGAGATGGTTTTATATTAACTATAAATTTGCAGTAGAAAGCGATTTTTACATAGTACCTCATTCACATGTTTCATCACAAGAATTCAAAGATAGAAGATTTTTCCAACTTCCTGATTGTGTTATGACTATTCAGGATTTTAGAGAAATTCGTGGTGGATCAAGAATTGGTATAGTCGACCGTGATATCACTGAGAATAAAATTATTGCATCTGAACTATTTTTGTCTCCCGTTATAGGCGATGACTTAGTAATGAGAACTGCACAATACGCATATTGGGATATTACTAAAGCTTACTTTTTGGACACTATAGCATATTCATTTAATCCAAATACAAAGAGAATTAAAGTTACAGGTAGAAATCCTAGAACTAATTCAATTATAAAATGTTATTCAAAAATTCCTCAAAATAGCCTTTATGATGATGATTTATTCATTCGTTGGGTATTCGCAAAGAGTAAAATTCAATTAGGGTTTATGTATAGTCTTTATACATTCCAATTACCATCAGGTGTTACTATTAATGGTAATCTTCTAAAAGATGCTGGAGAAAAAGAACTCCAAGAGGTTAAAGAGCAAATAAACAATGAAGCACCTCCAAGTTGGTTTATACAATTTAACTAACGTAGGATACAGGATATATAAAATAAAAGATACTAAAATGCCTTCTAAATCAATAGCACAGTTAAGACTTATGAGAATGGCTTATGCATATAAAAAGGGTAAGCTAAAGACAAAACCATCTCAAGAAGTAATAGATATTGCAAATTCTATGACATTTAAAGAACTTCAGGATTATATCAAAACTCCTAAAGGTAAAAAATTACCAATGCATGTGGATGAAGAATTTGCAACTTTAGCATCAACACCAGGCATGGGTCCCGTAACAGCACCAACTGCTACAACAACAGGTAGTGGTGATTCGTTCAATTCTTATGGTTTATTTACACAAGCATTTTTGAAAAAAACAAAGAGTGATAGAAAATCAAAGAAAACCGATCCTATGAAGCATTATCATCCAGAAAAGGGTATTGTGCATTTTCAGCCACATGGAAGCATCTTAAGGTTTGAGGATTTTATTAAAAACTTACAAACTAGAGATAAAGATGATTTTGGTGATCATAACGAGGTAAAAGATACTGAGGGTGTTATAACAGCATCTAGTAGTTTTAGCGGACCAGAACTGAATAATGATGGTGGATTTGAGGATTAATTATTTAATAAAGAAATATTTTATTTATGGTATACGCAGCAGATAAATTTTTACGTGATTTTTTAGGTATTACTAGTGTTAGGAATCCTGGTATATCTAATAATAGAAACCATGAAGATCCTACATATCCTATTTTTCATATTAAATTTCAATTCAATCCGCCTGAAGCAAAACATCCAGACTATGTTACGAATAGATTATTGACTGATTTAGGAAATGAAAGTAGTCAAGTACCTCCTGAATCTGCAATTAAATATCTTTATAATGTAGGTGAGCCAGAAAGAGCAGAAATGCTTAAGAAATTTAATATCAGCTTACAAAATATTAGTGAGAAAACACCTTGGTTTTTTCAGAGCATAAACGGTATAGAAAATTTATATAAGCATGGTTATGAATCTGATCAAAGAGGAGATAGATCTTTACAGGATGCTATAATCACAGTTAATACTCTAGATAGTATAGATTATAGAATTACAGGATTAAAAGATTTATATAGAAAAGTAGCCTACGATAGAAAATTTAGAAGATGGGTTTTGCCTGTTAATATGAGAAGATTCAGAATGTCCGTTATGGTTGGTGATTTTAGACAATTAGCTATAACAGAAGATAACTTCTCTATCAATGGAAGACAAGCATTAAGTGCTTTGAGAGATATTGATTTGTTAAATGGTAGTAATATTGGTGGAAAATTATTAGGAAGGGTTCAGGATGGAGCATTATCTTTTGTAAAACGACTTCAATGGTGGGATAATCATTTCTCATGTCTTGTATTTGATTGCCAAGATTGTGAATTTGATATGAATACATTTGGAATTAATAGTAATTTAGATCATTCCAGAATGGCTGTTCAAACTAATAGTTTTAAAATTAAAGTAGGGAGAGTACTTGAAACTAATACCTATAGCTTATTAGAATATTCATTGAGTGATAACTTAATTGAAAACTTTTTAAAGTCTGAAAATAAAGCTCAGGTAATAACTCGATCTAAACTTTTAAGTGGAACATTTAAACCTAAAGTTTCCTCATGGTCAAATTATCAAAATTTAGAAAGAGAAAAGGGAGATAACAAGAGGATTATTCTTGATGATGGTGGGTTTAGCAATGCTCTTGGTGCTGGAATAAATGAAGGTTTGAATGGCTTAGGTTTTGGAATAAGTGATGCTTTGGGGAATGGAACAAATTTAGGAGAAGATGGAGGATTTTTAGGTTCAGTTGGAGATTTCTTCGGTGACACCGCATCTGAATTAGCACAAGAAGCATTAGGTATGGCTACAGAACAGATCGCATCAAATGTCTATGGAAACGAATTAACAAGATCGATCGCTGGAGTAGGTTTAGGGGTTCTCAATGGAGATCTAAATCAAGTAGCACAAAACTTTTCTAACCCTGCTTTAGCAGGTGCATTAGGTATTAATGTAGAGTCATCTGGAAGACCTATTCAACCTAATTTGCGTGATGGTATTCCATCAAAGTTAGATTTAACAGCACCTGCTGTTCAAAGATCACAATCAGATGTTCAAGCAAATTTAACAGGACAAGGACCAGATCCTAGATTTCAATCTATTGGAAGACCTGGGGAAAGTTTATTTAATAACCCAAATCCTTCGAACAGACTATTCGATCAAAAAAATATAGATTTACAAGCATCCAGAGTAGAAACTGAAATGCCAGATAACGTTGAGTTTACAGAAGTTAGAAAAGAAACAAGACTAAACCCAAATAAAGAGCAATTGACAGGTGCAACACCTAAAAATAAATTTGATGAGGCATCTGTTAATCTTGAAGGTGCTGGTAAAAAAACAGATTTAGTACCAAGTAATGCTGATTTAACTGGTGCACAGCCACTAAAAGATCTAGTACCAAGTAATGCTGATTTGAATGGTGCACAGCCATTGAAAGATTTAGTACCAAGTAATGCTGATTTAACTGGTGCACAGCCACTAAAAGATCTAGTACCAAGTAACGCTGACTTGAATGGAGCAGAACCACTAAAAGATCTAGTACCAAGCAATGCTAACTTGAATGGAGCAGAACCATTGAAAGATTTGGTACCAAGTAGTGCTGACTTAAATGGTGCACAACCACTAAAAGATCTAGTGCCAAGTAGTGCTAACTTAAACGGTGCACAGCCATTAAAAAATTTAACACCTAATAATGTTAGATTAACTGGTGCAGAATCATTGAAAAACTTAATACCAAATAATGCTGACTTAAATGGTGCACAACCATTGAATGATTTAGTGCCTAATAACGCAGATTTAACTGGTGCAGAATCATTAAAAGAATTAATACCAAATAATGCTGACTTAACTGGAATACAGCCATTGAGAGACTTGGTCCCAAATAATGCTGACTTAAATGGTGCACAAGCTATTAAAGATTTTTCAGAATCCAGTACTGAATTAAATGGAGCACAACCTATCAGAGATTTTTCTGAAACTAATGCAGATTTGACTGGTACACAACCAATTAGAGATTTTAATCAAACTAATGCAGATTTGATAGGTACACAGCCTATTAGAGATTTTTCTGAGACTAATGCTAATTTAACAGGTAGACAACCAATTAAAGATTTTAATCAAACTAATGCTGATTTGAATGGTACACAGCCACTGAGAAATCTAACACAAACTAATGCAGATTTGACTGGTACACAACCAATTAGAGATTTTAATCAAACTAATGCAGAATTATTAGGAGCTACTTCTTTAAAAGATTTAAACCCAACAAATGTAGAATTAGGGGGATTATCAAATAATAGAAATGTATCCGATTTAGGTAAAGAAGAATTATTAGGTAAAGATCCTCAAAGAGATTTAAATCCAAAAAATATAAATTTAGTAGGTAAATCTCCATTAAAAACTATGGATAATAATGTTAATTTTAATATCAATAGAAATCAGAGCAAATCTACTCTAGATAATGTAAATCTTGAAGGAAGGGATTCTATAAAAAATTTACCAACGAATAATGTTAATTTAACAGGTAATGGACTGTTAAATGATACTATGACTAATATTTATAGCGGACAAGGAAGCCTAGGTGTAATTGGTAATAAAAATAATCCTAAACAAAATAGAATCGATTTAGAGGTTCCAATTACAAGAAGAATTATTACTCCTAAAAACTTAGGACCAGATTTTGAATCCTAAATAATTGATATATTTTATTTTTTGATATATAGATAATATGGAAAGAAATCAAACTTATTTTGGCAAAGTAGTAATAAATGACGACCCTGAACGTATGGGTCGTTGTAAAGTCAGAGTACTCGGAGCATTCGATGAATTACTCGATGATGATTTACCTTGGGCCTTCCCAGCTTACAATTCTACATTTGCTGGTGGAGAATCAAAAGGATATGGATCAATAAGTGTACCCAAAATAGATACAATAGTTCGAGTTAGATTTGAAAATGGAGATGCATATTCTCCTGTATATTGGAGCATACCTGTCATAAATGATGCAATGAAGGCAGAAATAGATGCTTCATATTTAAATTCTCATGTGGTAACATATGATGAAGACGAAAATATGAAAATCTTGTATAGCCCATCGATTGGACTAAAATATCATTTTGATGGATCTCATGTTACTATAAATCCAGATAAGTCTATAACTATTGAGCATGATGCTACACAATCCGTAATTGAATTAAATGGTTCAAACATTACAATTGTTGCTAATAATAAGATTGAGGCTACTGCTCCAACGAAAATAGAGATTAATAGTTCTAATGTCCATGTAAATGGTGTTAAAACTGAATTAGGAGCAGCACCCGTATTTTCAAATATATGTGCTGAACCACTTTGGGTCTTTTTAAAGGCTTTAGCTGCTGCAACAGATGCAAAATGGCCACCTTCACCAGGTGTTCTTTCTTCTCTTGCAGCTACAGCTGAAGTAGCTAGTACATCAAAAACTGTAAAAACTTCTTTGTAAAATGGCTAAATCATTACTTCAATTAACACCATACGCATTAGTAGAATTAGATTACGATACTACTGAAATTAGTACCAATACGCAGTCTTTTTTATTTATAAATTCATCTTATACAAATGAAAGACAGGTATTGAATATTACTAAAGGTAATAATCCAACATCTAATATTTTAGATAGATCTGCTGTAAGGTTAACAGATACTAGATCCTGGGCACATTTAGATCAAGATAGAGCCATACCTTATAATGTTTATGATTCTTCTAATTTACCTGAACAATTACTAAGTGATTTAACTAGTACCCAATGGCCTGTACAATATGAGACTGTAAGATTACATTTGTTATCTGGATATAATTTAGAAGATTTAGATGGATTACTATTAAGTATAGAATACCCTGAAGTATCTGGAAAGAATTGTACAGTTGCTCAAATAGCTTATTTAAAAGGCGATGAATATATCAAATTCAACGCTCGACCTATAGTTATTTCAGGTAGAAGCTATGATAGATATATTGAAGTTCTAATACCCTCATTATTTTCCTTAAATGAAGAGTTCTATGCAAATCCTACAAGTGGTGCATTGGCTTATTGGTTAAGTTCTGATACTAAAGGATTTGTAAAAAATGGGCTGATAAGTATAACTCTCAGAGAGATACCTACTACAAATGATAATGGTGTAGTTTTATCTTTAACAACTGGGGAAGTTTCAAATGTTACATTTAAGCAACAAGATGCTTATAGTTTACTTACAGCCGTTATTATAGAAAATGATGAAGAGGATTGTTTTGAATATTATCCATCTTGGCAAGGTGGATTTGTTGAAGATTTAGTTGTTGGTTTGAATGGTACAGGTGGAGATTATTATGTGTTCCACGAATTATATGTGTATGAGCAAATCGGATTCAGTCAAGTTCAAACAGATTATTTCGTTTCAATCCAAGAAGGAGATTTTAATAGTCCTAAACGTTTTAGACCAGTTCTGAAAAATGCCGATTCAGCTTATTCTTTTAGTATAGATTATGTAATGAGGCTTACAGATAAAGGAACTGGAAGTCAGATTGTTAGATTAGCATCTGTGACATCGTTTGAACCAAAGAGATATGGTAGAAAGGTAGAAAAAGTAAATCTCGAAGGTTCGGTTAGATCATTCAAGATCTATAATAAAATTGTTGAAGAAAATAAATTACAAGTAAATAGAAAGTTTGTTGATAAAAAAGTTGAAAAATTCTTTACACCAACATTTTTTGATTTTAACGAAGTTGCAGTTAATACTTCAAATGTAATTCTTAAAACGGATGGAACCTTTACAACAGAATCCGTTTGGAACTGGGATGTTATATTTGGTCAAGGGGAAGCAATTATGCTATTACATCCCTTTGAAAACTATGTAAAATTCAAAATGCATAGATACCTTGAAAATAATGTTACAACATCTTTAGATTTAAGATACGATGTTGATTTATTTTTGGTAATAGAATATGCTGGAAAACGAGTTAAGTTTTCAAAACTCGAAGGTTTTTATTCTACAAATTTGGCAGAAGGGGAAGTTGTTTTTAAAATACCAGCAAAGGAATCCTCAAGTATTTATGCTAACGAAGGTGGAACATTTTACATAACTTCAAAGGTACCTTCTTTCATAAAAGTTAAAGTTATGGATACCTTTGTAGGTGGGATTGCTAACAAAGAAATAAATATTATTTCTAAAGAATATTATTCTAAAGGTGATACTGATTTATTTGAACTTATTTTTGACGGTGTAACATATTTTGTCCCTAAAAATATGTTGCAAGTAATACAAATTATTCCTTCTGGATCAGGTGTTAGTGAAACTACATTATACACAGGTAAATGGCGTAGGATGCAGGAAGCTGATACAGTTAAAGATGAAATAGAAAAAATAAGAAGAAACGAATTAGAAAGAGTATTAAATAATATACGAACATCACAATTATCTCTTAATACTAGACAATCTGAATTAAGCCAAAGAGCATCTGAATTGGCAGCACTAGAAGCAAGATTAAATGCTCAGTCTGCTGCTCAGAGTGCACAATCAGATTTATTGAACTCCTTGCAAAGAGATGTTTCAAGTAAAGAAAGAGTTTTGAATCAAAGAGAGTTAGATTTAAGAGAACAAGCTAAAAGAGCAGCTGATTTAGAAAATCAAAATATTGCTGCATTCCAAGATCAATTGAATAAGATATTAAAATCCATTGAAGATCTTGAAAATACTAGTGGATCAAATCCTAATACTGGTTCTGGTAATCAAGGAACTGGTAATCAGGGTACTGGTAACGAAGGTACAGGTAATCAAGGAACTGGAAACCAAGGAACTGGTAATCAAGGAACTGGAAACCAAGGAACTGGTAATCAGGGTACTGGAAACCAAGGAACTGGTAATCAAGGTACTGGTGGTACAGGTAATCAAGGTACTGGTGGTACAGGTAATCAAGGTACTGGTACACAAGGGACTAGAGTAAGAGCATCTGATATTTTAAATAGAAATGTTGGTATAAATAATAATAACAATGTGACTATTACAAATGTAGCAAGTAAAATTAATTATGTAGATTTCGCAGGTAGATCAGGTAATGATTTAGGTGTATTGCCATCAACTGGCTTTAATCCAATAACTATTGATGCTGGACTAGATACATCAAAGAAAGGTTTCCAACTCGCTGGATCAGGTTCTACAGTTGGTACAAATACTAATTCAAATGTTAATGCAACAGTAAATAGTTTAATAGGCGGTACAACAAATACAGCAACTAGAAATAATAATTTTACAGATCCACAATATAATCTTACTCCTATTGCTAGAGAAAGAAATAGAAATGTAAGAAATAATACAGGATCTAATTCAGGTACAGGTACTAACCCACCTTCTGGAAACACGGACAAAATTGTATACGGTAAAGTTATTGATTGGGATAGTCAAGTAAGAAATGAATTAACTTTTAAGAATTTATCAAACGGAACAACCGAATCGTTCTATAAATTTACACCATTTACATACGATGGTTTTAAGACAAATAATAGAAGAATTGAAATTCAGGTAGATACTATTAATTATTTAAAAGTTGGTGATATTATTATTTCACAATTAACCGAAAAGATGGAATATTTATCCATCAATCAACCAGTAAATTTAGATATTAAATATATCAAAATAGAAATTAAGAATATAATAGCACCAAATATAGTGCAAGGTGTATATTTGAGACCTGAATACGATGGTCTCCCCCTTAATCAGTATTTGAATGTAAAAACTAACCCTTATGAACAAAGACATAAATGGGATATAATAAAGAAAGCTGTTCCAGGAATTATTGGTGGCGGTGGCAGTAGTGGCACAAGAATACCATTATAACATTCTTATAGATTATGATATTAAATGCTAGACAAAATTTATTTGACTTCAGATTCCCTAAAGGATTCTTCTTTCCACAAATTGAAGAAAAATATAGGGCTTATGTACGAGCTTTACCTTTACCAATAGATAATGTTTCCGATTTTGTTAATCATACTATACAATCATTTACATTACCTAGTATCTCTGTTCCTTCTTCTGAACAATATTTGAGTGCACGTAAAACTATTTGGAGAGGTCATTTACCTCAACATTTATTAACCAATCAAAAATTTTCTGTTACTTTCAAATTAACAGAAGGTTATATTAACTATTTCATTCTTTACGATCAGTTGAGATTATTTTTAGAGTTTGATAATGAAATTGAATATTTACCTACATGTAGATTAAGATTATTAGATTATGGTGGGAGAGAATTTGTAGCTATCAAATTACAACAAATAACTATGACTAATCTCAGTACATTAGAACTTAGTTATACCTCAGCATTACCTCAACAAAGTTCATTTACTTGTGAATTTACATTTAATATATTTGAACTGTTAAAAGAAAATCAATAATAAAAATTGTAAATTTGGATTTCTTTTATTATATTTGTACATATTATTAACATTTGGGTAATTTTATGTACAACTTAAATTATTTACAAAAATGTCTATTTTTTGATATTGAGACCGTTTCAAGACATCGGACATTTCAAGAGTTTAAAGAAAATGAATACGAATTATCTAAGATATGGGTAGATAAATGTGAAGATCAGGATAAATACAAAGATAATCCTGAAAAAAGTTATGAAGAGTTTTCATGTTTATATCCAGAATATGGCAAAGTAATTTGTATATCCTATGGATATTTTTGCACAAAAGAAAATAAATGGAAAGTTGAATCTATAGGGGATCAAAATTCTGATGAAGAAACAGTATTAAAGACATTCGCCCAAGTTATAAATACTAGATTCACACATCATATTTTAGCAGGGTTCAATATTAAGAAATTTGATGTCCCATTTGTCTATAGAAGAATGTTGACATATAAAATACTACCCCCTATTCAATTCGATACATGGGATAAAAAGCCATGGGAAATTATATCATTAGATCTATTAAGAGTATGGAGTGAACTTAATACAATTAATGGAATGTGTACATTTGATTTAGTCTGCAATCTTATGGGAGTTGAATCACCTAAGTCTGGAGAAGTTAAAGGGTCAAATGTAAAAGAAAATTACTTTGAAGGTAATATTGAAGAAGTGGTTAAGTACTGCAGAAAGGATGTTCAAGCATCAATTAGATTAGCTATGGCATTTGCTCATGAAAAACTAGTCGAAATACTAGATTAATAAGCCACTAAAAAGATAAAGGGAAATATACAAGTTATATTTCCCTTTTATTTTATACAGAATCGTATAGGCTTTTAAATGACGGTATATCGTCATACCCAGCAAGTTTCCATAGTTTTTTTAAATCACCTAGTTTAGATGTTTTTATTGATTTATTAACAGAATCTTTTGAAGTTGATCTTTCTACGTAATGGGTATATTTCTTCTTCCAACATAAATAATTCAATAATTCATACTCGGTATGGGTATCTTTTGGTATTATATTATAATATCCAGATTTTACTTCATTGTGATTTAGGATTAAAGCATCTATAATTTGATTTAGAGACTCTTTAGTTATAAAGCTATATGTTTTATCTATTGATCCGTAATTAACGCTCTCGTTGGACAATAAGCCCTCTAAAAGAGACTCCTGAAATATATCACACCTTAATGTCCAGGCTCTTTCTCCAAATACTTCACCGTTAGAAATGCTATTTACAAAAGGTGATATTATATTTTGATCCGTAATATCTAATGACTTAACTTCACAAACCGATCCTGGCGATAAGAATATGAAATTCAATTTAGAGCATTTATTATAAAAATAGTGTGGCAAATATGAATTGAATATGATCATATCTTCTACATTTGAAGTATCAATCTTCAAATCATAGATTACCCACTCAATAGTGTTATTATCTATTATGTTTTCTAAAATACTAGAAACATAATCCCTGATTTCAAAACCATGGATATTGTCTGGGAGAGAAATATCTAGGTTTATAGAGTTACTAATATTTATTTTGTTTTGATTGGAAATTACAAGAACTTTCTTTTCGCTCATTATTTTATCCAAAGTTAGAAGTAAATAGAAAATTATTCTTCTTTTAAATCATTATCTTCTTCAATATACTTCTTTTGTACAACAATATCAACTTTATCTTCTGTTTCTTCTTTTAGCTGTTCTTCTAAATCCAATGCTTTTTTACTTTCTTCTATTTCATTTGCATTTTTAATAGCCATCAATAAGTTTCGAGTACCTCTAAACTTTAAGGAGTTAGGATTAACTCCTTCTGTATCTTCCATCGGTAATTTTTTCTGTTCAAATAATTCACTTTTAAGTTCTTTATAATTTTTTTCTAGAACCATGATAGTTTGTAAGAGTTCTTTTGGCATATTATCCTTAGAACCTAAAAGAGATGCTAATGCAGTATACATCTTAAAATCATCATCACCAGAATCAATCCTTTCCATAATTTGAATCAAAGCAACATCACTCACTGCCTTTTTCCATAATATTTCAGAAAGAGCAATTGAATCTACATTCAATCTTTGTTGAACTCTAGGATCCATCATATTTTCAGATGAAACATAAGATTCACAAAATGCTTCTACAATTGGTCGTACATTTTGATTAGTTTCATCCAACATTTTTCTAAAGTCTGTAAATCCCGTTTTTGGTTTGGTTACTGACTGTAGGATTTTAGGATCATTTTGTATTCTACCTTGTATATCTAGATTTACTTTTTCAAGCTCTCTTAAAATATCTAGGTCTTGGTTATTTGAACTCATATTTTTTTCTCCTTTCTATTACTATATCAAAATTATAGTAATTTGTTTGGATGACCACCAACATAAGGTAATTTCATTCTAGGTATAGCATTATCTATTATCAAAGACTGATCTGAATCTGAAACTATTGATTCATTTAAGAACTTAACCATTTTCTCAGGTTCAATAGTTGTACTCATAAGTCTCAAATTAGTCATTTTTAAATAACTAGCCATAACTTTATATTTATATGGATGTGAAACATCTTCAACAACGATATTATTGTAAATGTATTCGTATACTACATCCATATCAGTTGTAGCTGGAAGATTGGTATTAGGATTCCATTTTCTCTTTAATATCGTCAAAGAAAGTTGTTTATATTGCGCAGAATAATTAAAGACTAAACAATACCAAGTATCCAAAGATAAATCAGTAGGTAAAATGAAATCATAAATCTTATCCCCTACTGTTGCTCTAAAGAACTTACTTGCATTGCATTCTAATCTAAATCCATTATCATTATACAATCCATCAATGAATATTCTAGGATAGTTCTTCCTTACTTTCATCCCAGCACAATTACAATTCCAATCTGGATAATTATTATTTAAATAATTCTGTATATCATTTGAAATTTCTACTTTTATTACAGTAGCGGAAATTCTTTGTGTTACTATTCCATAGAATGTTAATGTTGAATTATTCTTTGTAAATGTAACAGTATCTCCGACTATTGCTCCGACATCCGCATTCGTAGTAATTGTATATTCATTTCCATATTCTTCAAGAACAGTAACAGATCGTATTAAAGTAGTCGGATTTCTCAATAAAAACCAACAAGTTAATGCTCGTTCCGCTGTTGTATCCCAAGAAACTGGAACTAAATAATCCACCATAGTTCTCACAGAACCATCTGAATTCGTGGGAGAAGCACTTAAATCATATCTATAATGAGAAATGAGGGTATGATAGTTTATTAAATCTCTTTCCTCAATTAAAAGATTTGGATCAATATAATCTCTAACTTTATCCGATCTTCTTGTTGCTACTGTAAACTGCTGAACATTTGTAATTTTTTGTAATTCTTGTGTTACTTTATCATCAAATAATTCAGCTGTACTGTTACTCAACACATCTAATTCTGTAGTAAGTGTCTCATTTTTAAGAACATTCGCTTTATCTGCGTATTTAATCAAAGATACTTTATAGTAAAGATCTTTATACATAAGATCTCTATGTTGGGTAGATGACGCTACTTCGTATAAACGATTTGCAATAGGTAAATATACTATATCTCTTTTTTGAGGACCTACACCTTTACCGAAAAAGGATTCAAAATATCTTTTATCGATATGAACTTCAAATGGTTCTTCATAGTCTATATTAAATGGATTGAAATTTAATTTTGAATCTGGAAATTGATTATTAGGCACTAAAATCTTTACGCACTTATAATCTTTAGAAGACTCATATATTCCATATTCTTTTAAAATAACATCCAATGAGCGCATCTGAGGAGTAACCCTAATATAAGCTGCTTTATGACCAAATATCTGATTTACATTATATGATAACTTTCTTTGAAGCTCTACTGCAAGATTTACAGCATATGGATCAAAATAGAAATTATTGAGAAAGGCACTCCCCCTATGATTACCAGTAGTGTAAGCATTAACTGGTGGCTGTAAAACATTGTCTGCTGTATTTTCAGGAATAGTAACAATTAAAGGATCTATGCTATTAATTGTTAAAGGATCCCCAGAAACCAATGTGTATCGGATTTGAAAATAAACAACTTGATTATCCCCCAAAGATATATTCTGAATATTAGGCAAATTAAGTTCTATCCAAGATGAATATGTTTCTTGATCAAAACTCCATCTAACTTCCTTTTCAACAACAGTTTCATCTACATTGTCATAATCAACATTTTCAATGACTTGATAGTAATCAATTCTTGGAAGATTTGAAATTGTTTGGGTGATTACAGCATAATCACCAGGTAATGATAAATAAGAACTCATGGATCATTTGTTAAATATTATCCTGTATATATTCTATTTTCCAAACATATATTTAAGTTCTTATTAAAACAGTCTTCCTATTTTTTTGGACTTAAAAATGTCAAAATCAACATTTAATTCATTTAATAGCTCTTCTTTGAATTTTATAGGTATGGCATTAAAGAACTGAGATAGGTTTATCTTAAGTATTTCTGCAGTTTTATCAATTAACTCTACTCTAGACCACTCCATAGTAGTAGTATTTGAATGTACGAGAATATAAAGTTCAGATAAATTATTTTTAGGAAATTTTCTCTGTTCAATTAAATAATGAGCAAATTCAGACTGCTCTATAACATTAACTATATGATTTTCTAATCTCGATCGTCTATCATATTCATGTGGGTTTTTACAATAATCAAGATATTGATCAACATATATTTCATCAATATTATTGTTTTGAGAAGCCGTAAATTCTATATTATTTTGATTGAAATCATTATCTAAAATTTTATCGCCTCTTTTGTAACGAGAATTACTCATATATTCTATTTTATTTTTATTCTATGTCTTGTGTTATAGGCGAATCTGGATCTTCGTCAATTTTCATATAATTATATTTTACATTAAATTTCTTTCGATAATTCTTTGCTTGTGCATGTCTTGTCAGAAGAGCTTTAATGATATAACTATTTTCACTGTACATCAATGGATCTTGAATAATCGCACCCATAAAATCTACAGTATGTGCCAATGAAGAACCCTCGGCTATATTCGTAATATTGATATTACTAGATGCAAATGCACCTCTATTAACCTGCATAGCTGTTACTATACACCATTTTTGTTTTTGACCCATAGCTCTAAGATCTTCAGAGACATGTTTGATTTTCATATAAGTATTTTCAGAGTTTGGAATCCTCCAATTTTTCACAATACCTATATAGTCAATAATTACAACATCGAATTTAATTCCATGTACTTCTTGTTCTTTTTTTAGATACGATTCAAAATCAGGAACAGAAGCAGTTGACATAGGGAATTCTTTTACGAATAGTTGTCCTGGAACAATAAACTCAGTTGTAGAATTTTCATATTTAAAATCTTTCAATTTATTTTTCATCTCAATCGGATCTTCAGCAGAAACCGCATATTGATCCATTGAAAGATTCAATAAGTTTGCACCACATCTTTGAGTGATTTCAAAGTCCTGTAATTCTAGTGTAATATAACAAACATTATGTCCATTTCTTACAGCATTACAAGCTAAATTTACAAGCCAAACGCTTTTACCAACTTTAGGTTCACCTAGTAATACCACTAGGTTACCGAGACCATATCCACCACCTAATACAGCATCAAAAAATGGATAACCAGTTGTGAATCTTTCTATTCTTTTAGATTTATGTGAGTCAGCATTGTAAAAGTCTAGACCACCATTGAAATCTAGACTCATGGATTCATTTTCTAAAAGAAGTTTTTTTATAGTATAAACAAAATCGTTTACATTTTCTGTATTTACTTCTGTAGTTTGAGCATATTCAACACCACTTTCTAATGCAATGAGGATATTTCGATATTCCAAGAATGTATGGAAATTTGTCTTAAGCCATTCTTGATCATATTCGTTTATATCTACATCATATATTGAATCAACTGCTTCTTTACTTACCTTTTCAGTTAATTTCTTTTCGACAAGTAAGTGTTCAAATTGATTCTTGCTTGGTATTTTATTATATCTTTCAAAGAACTTTTTTACAATAGAGAATATTCTTTGATATTCTTTAATCCTAAAGAATTCTACTTTTATTTTATGTAGATAATCAGGATTCTCTAATGTATACTTTAAATATAAACGCTCAAATTGAGTTGATTCCATTTTTATTTTTATTCCCAACCGTGTTTAAGCAAAGAAAATGTAGTTTCAGTTTCTTGCTTCAAAAAATGTTTTTTTATTAATTCATTCAGTATCATTTGTAATTTTTCCTCATCCTGCGAAACCATTTCTAATAGTTTAGCCTTTGAGATTTGATTTTTTTCTTTATGTTCTAGATACCTAGATATTTCATATAAAATATCTTCAGAAGAAGGCCAAGTATCCATTTTCTTATAAACTTTTAGTTCATACTTAAGTTTTAATTTTTTTGGATCTATTGGTATTCCCATATTTATTCTCCATCTTCTTCACTATTTGAAGGTAAATCCATACCTTCTAAATCTTCATCAAGAACTGTAAATTCATCATCGTTTATAGCTTCTGGAAGAAGAAATATTTTACCCATCTTTTCATTAAGAGCATTGAGAACTTCTGGGGTGAATACTTCTTTAGTCAAAAGTTCTTTAGCTGAACGAATATTCTTTCCTAAATGACGAACAGCAAATGTTTTTGCTGAATCATCTGCTACGAATTCTACTTCATCCAGCTCAATCTCTTCAAACTTAGGCTTACCTCGATAGATAACCTGATTACCTTCTTCATCAAGGACTGGTCTCTTTTCAATTTTCTTAGTAAGTGAGCCTCTTTGAATACCGCAAGTTTCCCAATCTACAAAATTTTCAAGAAATATGTATTTATTCATACCAGAAAAGAAGTTGATATGAAATTTAATTGGAATGGGTTTTGTAAATCTAGACTTCTCTAATTTAGATGTTACAATAATCCCAGTTTGCGTCATATTAGCTTCTTTGGATTGTTTTGTTTCTTCTTTGAGTTTTGCTTTCGATAAAATAATATTTACAGATGGATTATATTGTACACCACTTCCACCTGCAATCTTATCAGTTGGAACGTATGCAGTAGTATCAGTATATGTATGATTTACAAATAAGATCGGTACATTTAATTTTCCAGAGGGAACTGTAATTGTTCTAAATAAAGACTTGATCTCAGATGGTCTCGTCATATCTCTTTTATGATCACCACTTTTAGAATCATTATCTTCTTTAGCAGTTTTAAGGTTTCCGATAGAGTCAATAATGATCAAAAACTTACCTGGGTCTTTCTTAGCTTTTATAGCATCTTTCATCGCTTCAAAAATTTCTACAATCTGATGCTTTACATTGTGAATAACATCTTCAGGGATCAAAGTGAATTCATTTGTATCCACTCCAAACTTAGATACATGATTTTCGTCAATAGCAAATTCTGTATCAAAGTAAAGGATATGATAACCATTTTTTTGAGCTTCTCTAGCCATATTTAAAGCTAGATAAGTCTTACCTGTACCTGAAGGACCACTAATACCTATAATCCTATTTGAAGGAATACCTTTGTATAAAGATCCTGATATTTGACAATTAAGAGCATAGTTTCCAGTTGGAATCCACTCTTTAATATCACCAAATGCAGACTCACTGATTAGAGCAGCATCTGGATTAATTTTCTTAAGTCTAGATAATATAGAACTTTTAGCGGTATTAGCTACTTCTGGTTTAGGATTTGATTGTTTTGCCATATTTATTTCTTTTAGAATAATGAATTGTTCACAATTAGTGTTTCTGGTATAGACTTAATATTCATAGCATCGAGAAGTCTATTTGTAGGTTCTATAACTTTTTTAGAAAATTGTTTATCGTAATCAATCAAAGGAGCAAATTCTTTAGGATGATTTAATGGAAGAAAGCAAAAAATATCATCTTTCTTTGAATTTGTCTTAGTATAATACAATTTTACTTTATCACTTGATTTAATTCTATGATATTTCATATTGTATTTTGATCTATTGAGAAGATAATTATAAATTGCAGATCCTCTTACATGAATAGGACAACCAGATTTTACCGCAATTTCAGATCTATCATTTAATATCCATTTATCATAATCAGATACTCTTTTAGTCTCGCATACTTCATCTAAGTCTTTCATTTCCATCTCTTTACGCCATTTCTTTAAAGTATTAAGTATTATATCATACTTTATTTTACCATCATTTTTATGAGCATTTAAGAGAAGTTTTAACATTTCTTCTAGTTTTGTTCTACACCATGATGGATGAGATGGTTTAACCGCCTCTAAACCCGTCACGGATAATTTGCCTTCAGAATATTTAATACCTTCTACAAATACTTCACCATTATTTACTTTAATAGAAGTGGCTTTCCAAGCTAATTCAATTGCATAATTCTTCTTGGCTATAAATATACCAATTCTAATTAACTTTTCAAACTCAAAATCCATTAAGTTGATGGTATTTCTTTTTTTGGCGTACAAATCATATGCATTAATTATGTAACTATGCAAACGATATTTATAGATATCTAATATAAAATCCACAGGATTATCGCCATTATATCCAGATGATTTAAGTACTCTATCAAATCTAAAATAAGCAGAATCGGTATCACCTTGAATTAATAATGATTCTTCACCTAAAGGAGTAACTTCATTATTTAAATTCAGTAGTTTATGTAATTTTTTATCTTTATGCCAATGATTTGTGAAATAATTGTCAAAAATCTTTTTAGCATGTAAAGAAATATCTACACTCTGTAAAGTTACAGCTTCAGAAACATTTACATTAAAACAAAGAAAATGTGTATTCCCAAAGGCACCATAAACCGAATTAATAAAGATCTTGATCCCCTGTTCTTCATTATGTAAATCATGCTTGAGCTTATTTAATCTATCTATTTCTGCCTTAATTTCTTCGTAAGTGGCAGTTTCAAGATTAATCTTTACATATTTAAGATCAGAATTACTCATCATTTCTTCCAATAACTAGAATAGTTTTTGAATCCATAGATGTGAAAACTAGCTTTTTTTCGCCAACTTTAACAAAATATGATTCATTATCTAACATATTTAAATGATTTTTAGGAAAACGAGCCGAGTTGCTATCTTTTCCATTGTTATTTTGTGATGACAATTTATATTTAAAGTTTTGATTTCCAAAAATTACTGAATTTTTTCGATATTCAGTAGTTAAATTATTATTTATTTTATCAATATTTGAGAATTTTTTAATCTTCGTAAGATCTTCAAGTGTTAGTTCAAATTCAAATATTGGATCTGGTATATTTGCTATCTGGTTGAAAAATTTATCATTTGTAATAATCCCATAAATAGATAATGAGCCATTTTCAAATGAAAACTGTAAATCTTTATTATTATTTAAAGTAGTTTTCATGGCTACATTTTCTTGTTCTACATCCAATCCAGCTAATGTTGTATAATCAATACTCATAGAAACTTGATCGGATGATTCTAAAAACTTAAGAGCCTGCTGATAATGCTTTACATTAATTAGTCCAACCTTTAAATTATCAGGAACTTGATCATCTTTAATTTGTAAAATCTCTTCAAAAGGTAATGCAGAATGCTTAATTGCACTTCTGTCAGGGGTATATGCTTTAGCATAAAATTCGTCTGGTGTAATCTCTAAAAGCAGGTTTTCATCAAACTGAGAATAACGATCCAGGAAAGAGTGTATCTTATTAACATTTATATTAATAAAATTTAGACTTTTACTTTTTTCTTTCATTTTAGCTCCGAATTAAAGATGATTTATGGATTTATGATTTCTATTTTATTAGAATTTTAAGTTCAAAAGAACCATTTATTTTTTTTTGATATATACTAATATATGCAAATATACTAATAAATTTTTAAATAAAAAAACATGAATTCATCTGATAACAGTTTACATGATGTTTTACAAGAATTAATGCGTACTCACGCTAATTCTTTAGAAATTCTTTCGAAATTTTCACAAGCATTTACTTCAACCTCGGATAGCATATCTGTAAATATTGTAAATTCCGATGGTCAAACTACTACATATCAAGTGCCATCCCTAGGATTCTTACAATCTGAAATTAAAAGATTAGAAGAGAATGTTAAAGGATTAGCTGGTGTAGATGCAGGTAGTGCAACAATCCGTTTAGAGGACGGTACCTATAAAAGAATCATGGCTTCTGATCCTACTAAAGAACCTAATAGGATAGGTAGTGTAAATATACCAACTCGTTTTACCAGAAGGAATAATTGGTTTTTTGATAATTTTATTAATCCAATGCTTGTCGCTACTTTCGATGTAACTAATTATGTTACTGCGGATGTGAGAAGCGTATGGTATAGAAGAGTCATTGTAAATACCGACAGTGATGATAAGAGGGCTATATTTGATGAAAATATCAAAGGTAGAAATGATGTTGAATATGAAACTTTAATGTTATTTCTAAATGGAAGAGGAATGAATCATTTTGTCGATGAAGATGAATATCGCTTTCCACCTTCTATTAGTCAGTATACTGGAACATTTGATGTAATCAGTATTTTAAATACTGACACGACATCTGCAGGTAATTCTAAAATTTATAGACTTAATAAAGTCACTTATACAGATAACCTTAATCAAACCGTAGATACTGAAGTTTTAAAAACTGGAGATATTTTATCTACAAAAGGTGGTGCTCGATATAGAGTAGATGAAGTAAGTAAAGTTGATAATACTGTAAGACTAACTTTAACAAGTGGATTTGAATTAATACCTATAGGTACAGATGTTTTGTATATAATTTCAGAAGTTTTAACGCTTAGACAGGTTGAAGTTTCTTTAGGTCATGATGAAAGACAAGTCATATTTTTTAGACCTGTTAATAATTCAACATCTGTTGCATCAACCAAGTGGTCGCCTGGAGTTGCTATCTATTCAAATGAATTAAGAATTAGAACTACTGACTCTGAAATGAGTTTAGATGAATACTATAGACAATATTGTATTGATTTTGGAGCACAATTATTAGATGTAGCGAAAAATAAACCCGTACCTACATTCTTAGGATTAAAACCAGATGCACCATTATTACAATCTAGTTATTTTAAAGTAGTTGTAGCAAATGAGCATAAACTACAGTCACAAGATACTGAGGTTTTAAGAAGAAAATTTGCTGAAAAAAATAGACTTCAATCTGAAATCCAACAATTAGAAAGTGCAATTTCAAAAACCAAAGAAGAATTACAAACTACTAATTTTAGAACAGCTTCAGATAGAAGAGTTGTATCAAATAGATTGAATACATTGATAGAACAGAAAAACAATCTATCAACACTTTATTCTACTATTGTTAGAGAAATGGGTGCTATGAATGTTTCTGAAACTAGTTTAGAGTCACCTAAATATAGAATCAGAGGATTTTTCCCAATACCTAATCCTAAAATAGACTCAAAGGGATCAGCACAAAATATTATACAATTTATAGTTCAGTATAGATATTTACGTTTGGATGGTACAGCAAGTGGACCTAAGACATTTGAATTTAATGATTCTTCTGGAAACACATCAAAAGGATATTATTCAGAATGGAATGAGGTATTGACTCCTGTAAGAAAACAAATATATGACACTACAACACAAAAATATGTTTGGGCAAATGAAGATGTCAATGATCCAGATGCTGTAAATATAAATCAAGTTGATATTCCAATAACTCCTAACGAAAGAGTAGAGATAAGAATTGCATCTGTAAGCGAAGCTGGATTCCCATATAATCCATTAAAATCAGATTATTCTTCAACTGTAATAATAGATTTCCCAACCGAATTAATTACTACAAACGAAACTAATCTTTTACAACAAGCACAACTTGAACTTAATAAAGTAGATGTTATTTCTGAATTAAATTCACAAGGCTTGGATGTTGTCTTCCAAAACATCTTTACTTCGGGAGATAAAGTTTATATAACGAAAGCAGATGCTGTTGCTTCTGGATTTACAACTGATCTCGGTAGTCCAGTTTCAGTATACGATAAATTTAAAGAGATGGAAACAAGGATGGAGGGTGTTTTAGCTCTCGTTACAACAGCCAAACCTAAACTTGACGTTTATCTATTAGATGAAGCTAACAACAGATATACAATATCTAATGGTGGTATATTAGAGTTATTTGCTGGTTTCTATTCTGAAATAGTACAGCAATTCCCAGAAAGTGAAAGAAAGGGTGCAATAGTTACTTCAAAATATTGTATAGTTATAGAAAATCTAAGCCCAACACCTTTAGAATTGGTAACTAGATTCCCAGGTGGTATAAACCAAGATCTTAAAGCTCTTTATGGTGGAAATAATCCTGAATATACCAATAGGGATTATCATTTAGCACCAGTTCTTTATAATGATATACCATTAGATAGATTTACTAGAGATGGTGCATATTGGAGAGCACCTTATATGAGTAATCAGGTGCCGAGTCAATTCTTGTACTCAAGAGGTAAAGCACTAGGTTTATTAGAAAACTTATACCTTAGTGGTGAAAGTAATAATACAGATCCTACAAATCGTTTCTTAGTGCCTACAACTCCAGTTACTTCACCTATTTTAGATAACGGATTTGTTTGGACAGGACAATATAAAACTGACGGAACGCCTATAGCTACATCATCGGCCTCAGATTTCTGTATTCATGTTGATCACCCTGAAGTAAAAAATAATAAAAAAACGTTTAATCAATTGATTGCGCCTACTATGACTAGTGGGGCTGAACAAATCTATCCATCAATAAGACATGCAAAATATTTCAATTTAAGAGATAGCGATGCTAATGCTCAAGTTCAATTATCTTATAATTATACAACTAATTCAAGATGGAAACAAGTAACTAGTCCAGGAACGAGTGAATTCCAAACTAGAGGTAATTATCAAGATAAACTAGGATTCGCTCCTAATGATAGATATCTAATTGGTAAAAAAACTTGTGGATCTTATTTAATATTAGCACCAGCAAGTGTTCAACAGTTAATGGCAAATGGAACTGATTATAGATCAACTTATGTATTGGAACAGGGAGAAGATAAAGCTATTAGAATACCTGTATTGTTCCAATTTAGAATGACAGATTATTTTGGTTCAGGTTCAAGTGGAACTGGTCGAGTTGGTGGTTATGATCCAAATGCAGAAAATGATCCTACTAATTTAACATTTTCTAAAAAAATTGGTTTGGATTTATTTGTAAAGGATGAAGCACCATTCAGTTTCGATATTCTTGTTAAAGCAAGTTATGCTAGAGAAAGTCTTACACAAGTAGTTCAAGCACCAGGATTTATTGATAGAACAAGAAGAGCAGTAAGAGATTTCTTTATAACATAATAGTCTAATATACAAAAACTCATGGCATCATTAGAAATAACAACACCTAAAACTATTTTATTTTCTACAACGGATGTATTTTTCGTTTCAATAAAGAAAAATATAGCCGATGTAGATAAGAATATACTTATTTGGTTTGATAATGTAGATTCATCTGAACCAGAATATTGGAATATTGAAAGAAATTATGATTGTGAAGAATATACAAGTGAATCTAGCGCATTTTTAATTTATGCACCTCAAGCCACAAGCCCTAACAATGATGTAATATCTATTGGGTTTTCTTTAAAAGAAGATGCTGTATTACCACCTTCAACATCATTGACTATAAATTGCAGATTACAAAATCAATCTGCTAGTGAAAAGGTATCCACAACTTTATATTATCAATCTACGTATAATCCATACAGTACAAATAATGATATTTATACAGCTAATCCAAATTATAATATACCTATTTCTAGTGATGGAACTAAACAGTTATTAAGAACAAATCCAAAATTAACAGGAAATGTTAAAATTACTGTTGATGATAATCAAAATGTATGGTTGAATTCTATTGATGCTAATTTAGAGTTATCTTCTAATAGATTCAAAAAATATAAAGTATCATCTAACAGTACTTATGCTTATGATTTAAGAAAACTATTTGACGAAGGTAAACTTGATAGTAAAACAATTTTTACATTAAATGAAAAAGATAGTACATCAATTAAATCCAATAATTTTGAGCAATTTAATACATTTTATTGGAGTGGATGTGAATATTTAAATAGTCTACTTTACGATGAAAGCTTTTCAATATTTGCACCATTGTGGTTAGATAAAAACATTCCTGATTATTTCATCGTATTTTCAAGCCCAGATATAGTATCCGATAATCAAAAAACAGATGTTGAAAATTTTAAAAATATTATCATTAATAACTCTAAAGTTGTTAAAGTATTTTCTTTAAAGGCTGGAACAATTCTAGGAGATTATATTAGAGGAATTGTAAATTCTTCTACATATAAAAGCTCCCCAATAAATGTAAATTATGAGAATCTTAAATCTATAACTTATAGAGGGGTTGATTTTAAAAATGGAATTTATACTGAAAAAAATGAATTAATTGAAGATTTAGTAACTGAAGATAATCCAATTATTTTCTTTGAAGATAAAATTATACAAGGGTTTGAAAGAAATAATCTCATTTGTTATAATCTTTTGAACTTAGAATTTTTATTTAATGATACTGAAGCTTATGAATATGATTTAAATAGATATTTTGGTTTTTATGTAAATGAAAATGAACTATCTAAATTTACAATAGACCCAGAAGGATTTTCAGAATTATACCCAGGGATTCCGAAATCAAAGGTAAAAGTTGATAATCAGTCTACATATGATATTTATGATAATTCAGGTATAACCATAGTTGGTAAAGTAGATCCTTTAATTAAATACCCTACTTCTGAGTTGATGTCAGAATCAGAAAGGATTTTTTATATTAAAGGGAAATATAATATCTATAAATTAAAAGATAGCACATTAAAAGAAATTAAAAATGATAAACTATTCTCTAAATCAGTAGCTCATCTTAGTACCAATCAAAACTATATTGACTTGTCTGACATAACTGGTTTTAGTAGAACCAAATTTAATTCAAAGGCTGAAATAAAAAATGATTATGGATTTCCATTCGATATTACAATTAAAGAAAAATTTAGAGATTCTGATTCTATAAGTTTTATCTATCAAAAAGGTAACATCCAAAAGGAATGGAAAGTCATAGCTAATTCATATGCTGTCGGAAAAGGGGAAACCTTAGAAGAAGAAATAGTGAAGTCCCCTTTAAATATTAATATATCAACTACATTAAAAAGCGCATCTATTAATTCGGATTTTAACATAGGTGTTTTTGAAATACCCGATTTAATTAATTTTGAACTAGGTACTTCAATAGAAGTTGAGTATAATAATAAAATTTTAACTGGTTATAAATCAACAACAGAATCAGTTACATTATCTTCTGGTACTGATACATTTACAGTTGCATCAACAGAATTTCTTTATGTTGATCAATTAGTTTCTGGAAATGGTATACCAAGCGGGACATATATTACTTCTATTGATAGTTCAATAAATGAAATTACTATTTCTAATGATGCTTCTTTAAGTGGTACTTCAACTTTAACGTTCAGTGCTTTCATAATCATTAAGGGTGATTATTCATCAGAATTATTGGAAGATGATTCTATTGAAATTATAAATTTAGATACAAGGGAAAAGTTTTCGATTAGTTTAATAGACGATTCTATACTAAATTCTGATAATAATACATTTATAAACACTACATCTGATACTTTATTAGAAGCTATAATAATTAATGCAAATAAATTTTCGGCTAATATAGATTATAAAGATAATCCTACATACAATAAAATTAAATTTCTTGAAATTTCTGATATTTCTCAGAATACAAATACACTGAAAACAACTTTAAGTGTTAAAGATGAAACTAAAGTTATAATAAATCAATCTAATGTATCTGATGATTATGTGTTCACACTAAGATACACATATGAATACATCTACAATTATTTTAATCCTGAAGGATCTTTAGAGCAATCAATAAATTCTATAATCAATGCATTCAATACATTTGATTATAAGAAATTCAATATATCTAAAAAAGACTCTGGGTTTTTAATCAGAAGCGAATTTGAATCTGATGCTTTAGTTAAAGTTAAAATTGATTTGAGTAATAATCATACTAAAATTTCTGATATTTTAATTCATAATATTCATGGATTAGGATATGTTTATGCTTACTCAGGTGGTTTACCACAATACAAAAAAATTATCATTAACAAGTATAAATATAGCACTAAAAGATACTCATTTTTAATTAATTCTATATTCAATAGATATATCTCAGGGGATGAATGGATTAAAACTTCAAATGGAAATAAACAATTGAAATCTTTTTCTATTGAAGGTCTAAATTCTTTTTATCTTTTAAATGAATCAAATGATTTCATAGAATTAGAACTCCTTGATGATGTATTCCCTGATTTGGATAGAGAATCTAATGCTGTATTTTATGCTCTTCATCAAAACTCTTTAGGAGTAATGAGTTTTATTCCTATTGTTGATTTAGACACAGATTTCTTAGATTCTGAATATTCTTATTTACCTTCAGAAGATTTAAAATTAGATTTCTATAGATTTACATCTGAACAAAAATTACCAGTTAATCAAGTATTTAGAGTATTTACAGAATATATTAATAATATCAATTTCGATACTACTATAAAACTATATGCAGTTAAATTAGATGGTACAGAAATATTAGTTGAAACTAGAGTTATTGATATAGATACTTCAACTAATTATTTATGTTTACATACAATACCTGCACTCTATACATCTACAATAGGCAATATAGAAATCACTCATTTTTATTTTACATACTCAATTCCAGAAAATTTTGAAATTACAAAACAACCTTATTTACAAAATTCAAAGGGTTTTAATACTTATGATAATAATGTAGTTTTGAAGAAAATGAAAATTATAAACGCAGGTCTTGTAGCGGATTTAGCCCCAGACACGAATAATGATTCTGTTCCAGACTCTGTTGATTTTTTTGATGGTATAGAAGTAGGATATTATGTCTCTGGTAATGGTATACAACCAGATACTAAAGTAGCGTATATTAATAGAGGAAGTAATCCATTTATAAGACTTGACAAAAGTGCAAGTATTTATAACATAACTACAGACATAAAGTTTTCGTTTTTTGGTGGAACGAGTGAAGCATTTAATCAAGAACAAAATATTAATCTGTTTGGAGGATTTAATGGAATCGTTGATTATATAGATACATTCGAAGAGACTCAAGTAAAAGAACTTTATAAACAAAATTCACCTGAGAGATTTTCTTTTTCTTTATTAAGAAGTGAGTATGATAGATTAAGAGAAAACTATAACACTAATCTATTTAATAAGAGTCGTAATATACCATACATTAATAAGTGGGTTATTAAAGATTCTTCTGATTGTAGATCAAATGAATACCGATTAAATACTAATCTTGCATTTGGAGTGCGAAATTTCTCTCCAGATATAACAATTGAAACTCCAAGTAGCTTATTACTTCATACACATGACTGGTATTATATAAGTGGAATGCCCTTTTGGTATAGTCAGGGTGCTACTGAAAATGATAGAAATTATACATTTTCTAAAGTATCTTTAAATGATCTTTATGAAACTGATTATGACGGATTTTCAAGATCATTTATAAGAGGGTCACATTTAGAGAAACATAATAACCAATCTTTAAATAGCGACAGTAAGCATCTTTATACATATATTAAATATGATAATAATTTAAATAAATCCTTTGTATTTTTTAAAGGTGCTAAGTTTGAATTGGAAGTAGATAATCCAAGCTTTTATGACAATTGGAGATTTACATCTGTATTAAAACCCAAAATTAGAACACCATTTACAAAAGATTCTAATTTAGAAATGAAGTTAGTGGAAAATAGAAAATGGAAAACATTAACTTTTGTCATAGAAGCATTTATACAATCATATGTGTTTCCGAATGATGAGATAAATCTCATTGGTCTTTATACTTTAGATTCAGCAAAAAACTTATCTCTGAATGAAGATTCTAATTTTATTTTAACTACTTCTGATTTACAATTAACTTCAGGTATTATTCCAACATATAATTATGTTAAACAGATAGGAACTACCTCTATAAATTTCACAACTATAGATGATGTTTCAAAAGAAATAAATAAAAATATTTCTACTGGAAGATATTCTGATTTAAGAGTATTTGGTTACGGCAGAAGAAGTGATGATACAGATACTAATTCTAAAGATGTTCATTTACAATTATATGGAAGAAACTTAATAGAACTAACACCATCAAAAATTACTTACAGTTATTCCGATGATGTTGCATTTGAATTCTTAGGTTTAAGTAACTATGCATATCTAAATAATAATCCAAGTTTAAGATCATTTGCACCACCTATTCATAATCCACATTCAGTAAATGTTGCATATTCTTTTGAAAGATCATCTTCGTATTATTTAAAAAGTGGTCAGTATTCTTTAAAAGAAATAATTAAAAAATTATCATTTGCTTCAATTTTAAAATCGATTGAATCTAAAGAATACACTCAAGTTATTATTGATACTGAAGGTAATATTGAAGAAATATATAGAAATTCTAATTTCGGTTTAAAATATATTCTACCTACTACAATATCTAAGAAAAGATTATTAGAGCCTAATCCTGATACAGATGTACCTACAGAGTTATCTATAAATGATATAATTGGATATAAGATATCAGAAACTGATTATGATTTTCAAATTATAAGATATGGTGGAGATTTTATACCTAAAACAAAGGATGTTGTAAAATTTATTGATGCAGAATCTCAACTATTTATTGAAGAGTTTTCGAGCCCTAATAAAATAAATACTAGATTTCATATAAGTAGTTCAAATTTTGGTAAAATAATGAATTTAGGTTACCATAAAATAGCAAACAAAAAGATACTTACACTTTCTGATACAGCATATCAAAGTAGATATCCGCTTATAAATGAAACTGGATTGGATTACAGAGATTTTAATATATTTTCTTCAACTTGGGACTATAATTTTTATCAATTATATAATGATAAAAATACTTCAATATCAATTAATCCTTTAATTGAACCTAGAGAAGTAAAAACATTTATGGGAAGTAAATTAGTATCCACACCTAATATCTTAGATATAGAAACATTTGATTTTAGTTTGAATAAAGATACATCAAAAGATTTTTGGTATGAAATAAACAATAATACAGTTGAGATACATTTATATCCTATAAATATGATTTTGAAGATTCTAAAAACTAATATTTTAAGGAATAAAATAAAAAGCTCAATAATTAGTTTGAGAAACGATTCTTTATTTACAGAAGAATTTTTTGAGGAATATATACTACAAAACTTAGTAAAAATATATAAAATCTCATCAGTTAAACTTTATTCAAGAGGTGATAGAACTACTCAGGATTTATTTATAAATACCACACCTGAAACTAGAGAGAGTTTAGAATTTATTGAAGAAAATGGTATAACTTTAGATACAAGAATAGATGATGTATTGATAAAGAAAGACATTAGTGATCTTTCAAATGCACAATTATCACTTTCTATAAGTTTTGATAAAATTTAAAAATAGAGGAAAAGATGCCTAATATTAATTTAACTAAATTAGTAACAAACCAAGATACATTTGGAGAAATGGTTGAAAAAATCAACTCTAACTTTGATATTATATCTCAAGTACAAGGGCTTAGAGGTGAAGAGGGTAAAAGGGGTGCAGCTGGAGTTCCAGGCCCTCCAGGTGCCATTGGGGTGCAAGGATCAACTGGAGCTGCTGGAGAAAGAGGATCTAAATGGTTTTTTGGAGACTCATTTTCAACTTTTGATACAGCTCCTACAAAAACTGGTGATTTTTTCTTGGAGGGCAATACTGGTAATGTATATGAAAAAATAGCAGATACAGCTTTAGCTCAGTGGTTAAACCGAGGAACTATTGTAGGATCTGGTACTGGTGGATCTTCATTATTTGATGATTTTATACCTTCAGTTAATAATAAAACTACGGTCATAAAACCTATAAAAACAAACTACACACTAGAGATTACTGATATTACAGGTACCTCACCTAATTTTGCACCAGAACCATTTTCTAGCGTTGGAGCAGATACTTCTGATTTTATTATGGGAGGTAGCACTGTTACACAGAACTGGCTTCAAGAAATGGGTTTAAAGATCTATACCTCAGAATCAGATACCCTTTCTTCTATCTACGGTAAGGGTAAAAATATACATCTTTCTAATTCAACTGCCTTTGTTTATAATAAAGCATTGGGTTGGCAAAATCAATCTGGTTTTACTTTAACTGTGGACTGGGGTGGGACTGGTAATAGACACGAAGAAACATTGAAAATATCTAATGTATCTTCAGGTAATATCAATCACAAACAGTTTATTGATTTAACAGCAGATGAGCTTATATTTAATGCTGATAAAACTACTGTTAATTCCCCTTTCACATTATATTCTGTAGATAGAACAACTTTGACAAGCCCTGATCCTGGAACCTTGATTTATGATTCTAATGATAATGCAGTCTATTCTTATGAAGGATCTACATGGAGAAAGCTTAGTCAAACTGGCTCAGGTGGAGGTGATAATTACGGGATAGTTAGAACTTTTGATAATACTGGTGCAGATAAAACTATAGATCAGTCTGCAATAACAACGACAGATGTATTACGTATTAAAGAAGGGAGTGGTGTTACAATATCTGAAGTAAGTGTAGCAGATGGTCCAAGTGTTTATACAGCGTTAGAGATTGGTATTTCAACTTCTACTCCAACTGCAACAGATTATTTTGGGTCAGCTTCACTTCATACATCAAACGGACTTTTTACTATAAACGCAAGTGGGAATGATACTATTGAATTTGAAGAAGGAAATAATATAACTTTACAAAACAATAGTGGTAAAATTAAAATAAGTTCAACTACATCAGGAAGTGATAATCCATCTTTCAGAGGTTTCAAATACAAATTTGGACAAAATGGTACACTAAAATCACCATTGTCATCAAATCCTATTGAATTGAGAAATATTATTGTTCAAAATAATGGAACATTAGCATACAGTAGAAGATTAACATTTAATGTTTCGGAGATTGCTATGCCTTCTCCTGGTAATATTGTTCAAGGTGATGGTACAGTCTTTTTACCTGGTAAAAAAGGATATTGGCAATTTAATGTATTTGCCTTTGGTTTAATTGAATTACCAGATACATTTACATTAGAAGATTCTCTTTATCCAACTACAATAGCAGGCGCAATAATTAAAAACTCAGATGATTATTCTTATTTATCAATAGCTGAAAGTTCATCAATTTCCCCAATTGCAATTCTTGGAAATACTCTTCCTGAAAATACAAGTACGGCTGCTTGGCCTACATGGACAATAAATTGTTCAGATATTATTTATATCGATGATAACCCTAATTCTAGAATAAGTGTGGCTGTAGGTGGATTATATGCGGCAACAAATGGATTCTATAATGCACCTACAAATATCAATCTTTGGTATTCTTCAGGATTTGTAAGTGCTACTTATTTAGGATTATAATTAGAAGCCTATCAATTTATAGGTAATACCTATTCCAAAATTAGGTGTAATAGATAAATTATTTATTACACCTACTCCAACATAAGGACCAATAATCCATTTATCTTCTGATAAATTATTAAAGTTGTTATTGAACATTTTTGGATCAATGAATCCCTCTACATCTAATTTAGCATTTGGATAATCAGTTCTCAAAACATATTCATACATATCATCACTCTCTCGCTTTCTTATAGAAGCAAATACCGTGAGATTCATTCTGTCTTCTGTTAAAATATCATATAAAGGTTGTGCATAAGTACTATCCGTAACATTTTTCATTAAAAGTACAGACTTGCCAGTGATTTTTCTTTCCCAACTTTTACCCTTTTCTAAAAATTTAAAATCAGATGTTAAAGTATCGTTTTTAAGAGCTATTGGATTATCTCCGCTTCTATCTTGTGGTAAATTTTCTAATGTACCTTTTATACTTATCATAGTTTTAGACATAGCTAAAACCTTCCCATCCATCTTTTTAACTTCTTCAAACAAACTTGCGTTTAAATTCTTAAGATTATCAATATCAGTCAATAGACTCAACTTCAAATATTGATTTTCTCCATTTTTATTTTTTTCAATTCGTAACTTATCTTGAATCGCTACAATGTTTTGTTTTGCAATTTCTGATTCTAGCTTTGCATTTTCACAGCTCTTAGATGTAAAAATCAATATAATAATTAATATTATAATTACTATCCAATAAAATGTACGAGAATCACTTTTTATGTAGTTCCATAAGTTTTTCAAGATAGATTCTATAATATTCATCATAATAATGTTACTCCACTAAATACTTTATAATTTCCTCTAATTCTCACTTGAACTTCACCTGTTCTTGCAGTTGATCCAAATGTTATTCTTCTTTGAGTAGCAGTAGAATTATCAACATCTAAAGCAGCTTCATTATAATTAACAGGATCACCTGAAATATATTTTGAATTTGCGTCTAACCAATCTGTACTTGATGTTCCAACTACTCTTAATTGAATATCAAGATTTTCAGTCATTTTTATACCATCTACAAAATCAGATGTTATAGTCCCATTTGTATTATTAATTGTAATATCTAATTCAGTTTCACTAATAATATTACCTATTGTGAAATAAACCCAGTCTTGATTTATAGTAGATTGTTCGTAATTATCAATAGATGTAAATGTAACATTAGATGATTCATCTATACCTATTCTAGCATATACATATCCAGATTTTGCCTCTTGACCAAATGTAACTCTTCTAATCGTTGCAGTAGAAGAACCTATATCTAAAGCAGAATCTCCGTCATCTGTCGGATTTTGGATGGATATTGGATTATATGCCTCATTTGCATTAACCCAACCATTTGTTGGAGAAGACCCATCAACTCTTAAATATAGTGAAATATTATTAGACATAGTAGTTCCATTGTCTAAATCAACTGTAATGCCAGTTGCACCTTTTATGACAAGATTGACATATTTTTCATTAGCTATTTCACCTAAATAAAATGTAGCCCATCTAGTTCCAGTTAAACCTGAATAATCAGGTCCACTTACATTAACTAAACTAATATCAATCATATCTGAAGATGTATAATCTCCAGATGGGTACTGATATGTACCGCACCAAAGTTGTAATTCTTCATTTCCACCACTTGATAGATCAGACTCGGAATCTAAAGTTGTATAAAGATTTCCGTAACCTGTCGTTGGGTAAGTTCCAGTACCTGATGAATATCTTACAGACGCTTCTTGAGAAATATCATCTATGTATATCTTATAAGAAGATGTAGTGACATTTGTAACATTTTGAATTCCAACGACACCTGTACCTTTAGCATTATGCACAGATAAATTAAAGGTTTGAGTTAAACTTGTACTAAATGAGTCTGCAACTATATCACTCTCAGCATCTGTAAAATTAACTATCTGTGATAATGCTGTAAATGGTAATGAAGTTGTACAGGAAGTATCTGTTTGGGGTAAATCCTTTTCATTTACATAAGGTCCTAATATTTTTACAATATGGTCTTTATGATAAAAATATCCAACACAATTTTCAGCATCAAAGCTGAATCTAATTAGATCTCCAGCGAATAAGACTGGTACACCAGAAACATATTTAGAGCTCCATAAACCCTTTACATCAACAGATGAGAGTAAAGGAGCTGTTGATATCTGCTCAACATAAAAATCAAGTTCAGCCGTAGTGTTTCCAAAAACACTGTCATACGCTATACCCATCATATATTGAATAGTATCGCTTGCAGGCAAAACAGATCCAGTTTTTGCCAATTCAAATGTAAATTGATTAAAAAGTTTCCCTTCTAATTCTGTGTTTCCAGCAAACGCATCATTCTTTACAAGATCTAATGATAATACAGTCCCAGTTTCATTTATATTTGAAGAAGGTGGATGAACTGAAGGTGAAACATTATGTTTAGATGTTTCTTCTGTAAATCCATTAAAATCACAATATCCATATATTTCTCCACTTTCATATGATCTAAATGGAGATATACTTTGAATAACAGGAAGTTCTTGATCTGTGAATACATTATCTTCAACTAAACCTGTATCATACCACCTTGCTGAGAATCCATTTTCAGTCTCTATTGTAGTATTGTTTAATTGATTTGAAGGTATAGTAGATGGAGATGATTCAATTTGTTGTAATAAAAATTTATTTACATCGTCAAATGCATCTAATATAAGTGTGCTAGGGGTCCATGCAAATAAACCATCACTCCAATTACCATCAGTTGGATAACTACCTATGTCAGAAAAACTATTACCCTGAAGCCCTTGACCACCTTGAATACCACCACCTGAACCACAACATATCTTAATGATTTTACCATCATCTATATCATCTTGTATAGATGATCCACTTGACTGATGTGTAACTATTACCCAATAAAGTTGTTGTCCATATTTTACAATCTGTTGACTAAATAGTAAAGTGTTAAAATTCCAAGGATGAACTGTAAGTCTTCTTCTTTGAACAAAATCTTTTGTTGTAACAACAGGTAAAGGAAAAGTAGATAATGCACCCGATGAATGACTTATAGGATATAGTGTTGATGTAGGAAGGCCATTCGGATAAATCCAACATACCCCTACAAAATAATAACCACTTGGAACATCTGGTGGTTCAGGTTCAGTTGCAGGTGTACCTTTAACTACTAAAAACTCAGTTCCATATAAATCTAAACCAGAATAATATAAAGTGGGATCACCTTTAATACATACGGTATCTATCCTAGGATAAGAAGATGTGTTAGGTTCAATATAAATATTTGTAGCAACTACATCAACTGGAGTCGGTGTATAATATGTTTTACCTTGTATTCTATATTTACCCTGAGTAATTGTTAAATATTGAGAAGAAACTCCTGAAGTCTGCAAAACATGTCCACTCAATATAGAATCTTCTTTATTTAATTCAACAGGTTGTCTTCCATCTTGAGAAAATAAAGTACCTTCGGTTAGATTTAAACCTAGTTCTCCTTTATAAAGAGTATCAGAAGTCCATAAATTATAATCATCAACATGATTTGTACCAACTGGTGGTACCTTTGGTCTAGAGCTACTTATAATTTTTTCAACTCTTCTTTTAAATTCTGTTATAAGAGATGCCATATTATTTTAATTGATTTTCTAATTTTTCTTTGGATTCCAATTTTTTGGAATGTAACGAGGTAAACCAATATTTGCAGAACTTTTATATCCTACAAAAGAAGCTAGGTCTTCATCAAACTCCATTTTATAAATAACCATTGGATAAATAGCACCCTGTACAAAACTTCCTTCTGGGAATGTTACAGGTCTATTGTTATTAAAACTCCAAATTTTTACTGGACATTCATTGGTTTTTGTGCAATGTAATTGATAAATAACGCTTTCATTAGTTTCAGGTAAATATTCCTTTTCTGAGCGTATTTTTGTAAATATATTTGCTGATGTTACCATATTTACTATATATCTTAATTTATTTTATATTAAACTGATTACTTTTGTTTATTGCGGCGGATTAGGGTTTGATATTATTCTATAAGTAAACATAACATCCATTCTATATGTATATTCTGTAGGTCTATATTCAACAATAGCCCTATCATTTGTTCCAGTATAAATGCCTAAAGTTGTAGCAGTACATGCATAGATAATAGCACTTTGTATATCCTTTGTGCTGCCAGTGCCATCAAGTTCAGAACAATCTAAAGAACCTACACCATTTAAATCGCATCTAGATGTAAAATAACTCGTTATAGGTAGAGATATGGTTAAAGCAGTGGTATTTGTAGTATATGCTGGATCAAAATCACTTGTAACATCAACTTGACCACTTACATGTACTATACTTCCAATACGAATATATTTGAATCCACATGCAGTTACGGTATCTATATTTGTAACTTCAAAACTATCACAGTCACCAATACTAACCTGATAATAATCATTCTGATAAACAGTTGGAGAATAAGTTCCAGAATCTATCGTCAATGTAGTACCAGGTCCCTGTATTCCTTGTATTCCTTGAATACCCTGATTACCTTGATTACCCTGATTACCCTGATTACCTTGGTTACCTTGATTGCCTTGGTTACCTTGAACACCCTGAGTACCTTGAGGCCCTTGTGGACCCTGAGTACCTTGGTTTCCTTGATTCCCTTGGTTTCCTTGGTTACCTTGTCTACCCTGTACACCCTGTACACCTTGTACACCCTGTGTACCTTGAGTTCCTTGGTTACCCTGAGCACCTTGAGTTCCTTGCGTTCCTTGAACACCTTGATTACCTTGTGGACCAACTTGGGTATACATCACTTGTATTACTGTAATTATAGCAGAAGGTATAGCAGGATAAATACCTGTTGCTGCAGAAGCTTCTAATTGTATAGAGGTATTATCCGTTGACCATACAAGTTCTAAATAATCTCCTGCATTAACAGTTAATAAAAAGTCCCAAGCCGCTACAACATATGGATTATTACTTTGTACAGTAACTTGAGTATCGGTATCTGAAATATTATTTCCATTTTTTTTGAGCCATATATTTACAGTATTACCTGAACCACCTCCACTAGTATGATGTAATTGTAATGAGAATTGAATATCATATGTTCCAGCATAAGTAAATGTTATTTGTGAATCACTATTAATTACAATACCATTTGCTTCAGCAGTAGTTCTTACTTTTACAGGATAAGCTGTATTTATTAATGCAGCAGTTTGATCGAAACTATCGAAAAATGAACCATAATACCCTAATGCTCCACCTGCTCCTTGTTGTCCTGTAGTTCCTTGTCTGCCTTGGTTGCCTTGGTTGCCTTGGTTACCCTGGTTGCCTTGGGTGCCTTGATTACCCTGGTTACCTTGATTCCCTTGTGCTCCACTATAAATAACACCTAATTCTAGACAAGAACAATTACCATTTTCATCCTTTTGTATTACAAATGTTTTACTCCAAACTGTACTTGTACTACTTGGAAAATTCCAATGAATATAAACAGTTTCTCTATTATTTAGAGTATCACAAAAATCAGGCGGATATAAACTATTTAAATACGCACTTACATCATTACAATCAATATTACTAGGAATAGAATCAGCATCGCTTTCAATAACTATGTCTTGAAGTATCTTCCATTGAGGACCTTGAACACCTTGGACACCTTGAGTACCTTGTACTCCCTGAACTCCTTGGACTCCTTGTACACCTTGAACCCCTTGATCTCCCTTTAATCCTTGTGTAACTAAGATTGCAGATAACCAAGTACCCTCATCTCCCCCTCCAGATTGTATTACATGTGAACTAGTAGATGATGTATATGCAGTTAAAATTAAATAATCAGTCGTTCCATTAAGATAAATAATCTTCGAACCAGTAACTGACCTACCAGCATTTCCAGTTGGAACTACTTCTTGAGCAATTGACATAGAAGTAGTACCATTTTTATTTATTTGAACATTGATTTGATCTGATGTTGCGCTAGTTCCTACTCCATACCAAACACCAAATGCAATTAAATAATAGCCTGCAACATTAGGTGTAAATCTATAATTAGAAGGATTAAACCAATTTTGTGGATCATAATGATCTGTTAACTGAATAGTATTATCTACACCTGATGTTAATGTTTGATTATCTGCTAAAATCGCTTGCATTACATAATCACCAGCAGCAGTTACTGCTCCTGATGGTCCTTGAATCCCTTGAATACCGACACCTTGAATACCTTGTGGGCCCTGTGTACCTTGATTACCCTGGTTACCCTGGTTACCTTGGTTGCCTTGGTTTCCTTGAGTACCCTGTGTACCTTGAACGCCTTGAACGCCTTGAGTTCCCTGAACGCCTTGTGTACCTTGTGCACCTTGATTACCTTGATTACCTTGGTTACCTTGTCTCCCTTGAACGCCTTGAGTTCCCTGAACCCCCTGTGTACCTTGTGCACCTTGGTTACCTTGGTTACCTTGGTTGCCTTGGTTGCCTTGTCTTCC